CCAGGTTTCTGGGGCCGTGAAGCCCAATTGAGTATCTTATATTTATTGCGCGGATTAGATACAATAGCACAAAGTATCGCATCAATAACACTTACACTGGATATCAATCTAGGACGTCTCTCCTTAATTTTCTTAATCTTGGTAGGTTCTTTCTTAACGAAAACACGAACAGGATCGATCAACTCGTGCTCAATCAGGTCAAAGGATGAGAAGTTTTGAAACTTCTTTTCCTCGACACTAAGAATACGTATTAATCTATTCCAAACAGCTTTCTCAACAGCCGCCTCCTCATCCAACAGAGTTGAATTCTTCAAATGCCATATCATCACAGGCATTCCAGGACTCGCATCCCTTTTAATGTTACGGAAAACATATATAAAATGCTTATGGAACTCCTGACGATCAGGAAACTGACCTTTGAAGAAAGGTGGCGGAGGAGGTTCGACTAAATCTACCATCTTATTTATAACGGCTTCAATCTCTCTTTGACTAGGCTCATAATCACAAGGTTTGCGTCTAGACGCATGAGTCTCAAATGACGTAACACAGTCAGACTGCGATGGTATTTGATACTTTTCATCTAGTTCACATTTCTTGCGTTTAAGAGGTTTCGTCTCACCTGCTGGGAGCAAAACAGCATGCTCACCAACCACTATGGTTGCACCGTCTCCTATTAGTTCTCTTTGCGTGTATTTGTGGTAAGTGACCGGATAGGGGCCTAAAATAGTTATTGCTTGTTTGGACTTTGAGATGCTGGGTAGCTTCGCTGCATTCGCTGCAGACGAGATACCATTCCCTGCATCTGTTTCATCATTTCCATTAGCAACACCTTCTCCAACCCCTCCGCAGGAGGGGACTGCCGAAAATCCTTCTTCTTCTTCTTCCGATTTCGCTTTCTCGGCGGACGGGTTGGCCTATCCTTGACCTCGGCGGCTTTCTGACTTGTAGACACCGCTGTAACGGTCCCTGTAGTTGTGGTTGTAGTACTGCAAGTAGTTGCCACGGCAACTGTAG